CTATCAATGGCGGGGATGATATATATATTGGTAGCAACTTATTTCCACTTTCGGGAGACTCTACCACTGAGCCAGATGATCCAGTAGCAGAGGCAGAAGTAGATGCTTACGAAGATACAGAAGATGACGAAAAGGCAGAAATAAGAAAAGATGTATTTACTACTGAAGAAGAAGCGCAAGAAAGAGCTGATGAAATTGGTTGTGTTGGCACGCACAGTCATGATGAAGATGGCAACATTATTTATATGCCATGCGAAACACATGAGGCATACATTGAAGCAACTGGAGAAGATGTCAAAGCATTATCTGATATAGACTTCAAGCCAACAGTCGGCATGGCGGCAGAAGCTCAAAGAGGGCTAGATTGGCGCAAAGAACATAATCGCGGCGGTACACTGGTTGGCGTTGCGCGTGCAAATCAACTAACTAACCGAGAAAACCTAACACCAAGCACAGTTAAGCGCATGTATTCTTTTTTTAAAAGACATGAGGTAGACAAGCAAGGTCAAGGTTTTGATAGAGGCGAAACAGGCTATCCAAGTGCAGGGCGTATTGCTTGGGCGTTATGGGGTGGTGATGCAGGTTTTTCTTGGTCAACTAAAAAACGTAATGAGATAGAACGAGAGCTAGAAAAGCAAGATCAACTGTATGATACAGATGTAAAAGCGTTGACAGGGAAAACTAAAAAAGCACTACAAAAAAAGGTCAAAGACCACAATGAGGATTACGGAGACACAAAAACTAAGCGCGTTACTCTCGGTATGTTAGAAAAAGTTTATAACAGAGGCGTTGGAGCATATCGCACTAACCCATCTAGCGTTAGACCTAGTGTCAGTAGTCCAGAGCAATGGGCAATGGCTAGAGTCAATTCTTTTCTAAAAGCGTTGTCATCTGGTAAGTTTCGCGGTGGTCGGCATGATACTGATGTATTCCCAAAAGGACACCCATTGTCCTCTAAGGAGTAGCGATACTTGTCTAAGGTAAACACACCAAGACAGCTCAAAAGGCTTAGAGCGTGGCGTTTAGGGCGCATAGACGCTAGAAAAGAAGCGCGTGCGCAGAGAAGAATACGAGATAACTTAGAAAAAACAGGTTTTCGTAGATTAAATAGCTTGTTTCGCAAATATATAGGTGAAGTTGTCACAGATTATAGAGAATCTAGTCTTTGGGAAGTACAGGTACAAGGTCGCAAACTACAAGCAGAATTGCGTCCAGTATTAATAGCGCACTATCGCCGTATATTTCAATCTGTATATAAGTTTAACGAAGAGCGTTACGGCAACAGTGTCAAAGATATAAGCGCAGAGGTATTTGGTGTTAATCGTGATATAGAGAATATTGTCCTAGCTTATATAGCTGGCAGAGCTAACCTTATAGCAAACATAAGCGAAAATATGGCGCGCTCTATAGACCGCATCATTATAAACGGTCGCGCAGAAGGGCTTTCGGTAAGGCAAATAGCGGTCGCAATCAGTGATAAAATACCGACCATTGCTAGATTTAGAGCCAATACTATAGCTAGAACAGAAACCCATAATGCGGCTAGCTTTGCAAATCACAGCTATCATTCAACTTTAGGCGACCAGCTTGGTCTTACAATGGTCAAAAGATGGGTAGCTACTAACGACCTACGCACTAGACCTGCTCATTCTGCCGCAAATGGTCAAACAGTAGGCATGGACGAAGATTTTATAGTCGGTGGTCTACCTATGAAACACGCTGGCGATCCCCGTGGTGGTGCAAAAAACAACGTAAACTGTAGATGCGTTATAGTATATGTAGACGAACGCGACAGCTTAGACGATTAGATTATTTTAACTTGCCCCAAGTAATGTTTTTAAGCAGATGGTTATAGGTCTCTTTCTCAGAGCAACCAAAGCTGTCCAATAAAACTATAGCTCTATTATAAAAGGCTTGTCCCTCTTTTAGATTACCTGAAGCATCTACCATGCCGTTTATTTTAAAAGCACCTTGAGCATTGAGCATACCTTCTTCATCAAAGACCATAGGCACTTCATCATGCCAAGACGTCCGTATAGTAAATTCTTGTATCCAATTGCAGTCTAATATCTCGCGGTATGTCTTGTAATCTTTATCATGATAATCATAGTATAAACACTCAGTTATCGGATCTATAACAATACATTTGTACATGCCGTGATGTATCACATTGGGTCTATTATTATGAGTGTATTTGCGTGATAGCTCATAATGACCCTCTTGTTCTAGGCTATCTAGCATGTGTTGAAGAAAACCATCAAACCTTAAATGATAGTTTGGCAGGTCATTAAGATCCCAATTTACGTTTGCCAACAACCAAGCAGATTGTCTGGGGTAATATGTTGTCCAATCACTTTTTATAATTGAATTATGCAATTTCATGCTAAAATTCTCCGTTTGGGTAATCGTTTAATTCTTGAGTAACAGCGGTTTTTTGCTCATAGCGTTTTAAAAAATCCATAAACTTCATGGCTCGCATCTCTGGATTGCTTGTTTCTTCTATAAGAATTGTCCAGATTTCGTGTAAATCTTCTTCGCTTAATTCCATTAAACCAACGCCTCCAGCGCAATAAAAGTTACGAATATTAGGTTAGGTAGTACAATCAATTTAAACATCTCTTTCATTGCAGTAATAACGTTTTTTGTTTCTTGGTCTAGCATTTCAATTTACCTTTTATCAATTTATGTTTATTATAATAACAATGTTGTAATAATAAGTAAAGCCTTTTTTCAAAAATAATTAAATATTTTTTTGCTCTATATGTTGTGGTGTGATAAAAAGAGCTATACGATATGTTGTGTTTGATATAAGGATAGCGATATGACGGACAACGTGGTTGATGCTGTCGTGACTAACGAGTCAATTCAAGACGAAGATTCTAGCCAGAATGACGTAAAAGAATACATAGAAAATATAGCGGAAGAAGATTTAGAGCCGCAATATTTAGAATTTAAGAGCCAGCTAAAACTAGATGACTCTGATGATAATGAAGAATATGGGGAGTTTGAGGGATACGCTTCTGTATTCAACAACACCGACCTTGGCAATGACGTTATACAAACTGGTGCATTTCGCAAGAGCCTAAGAAAACGTGGCAAGCGCGGTGTAAAACTCTTATACCAGCACAAATCAGATATGCCTATCGGTGTATTTGACTCAATCAAAGAAGATCAACACGGTCTGTATGTAAAAGGTAGGTTAGCTTTAAAGTCTACTGCAGGGCGTGACGCTTACGAATTACTTAAAATGGGTGCTTTAGACGGTATGTCTATTGGCTTTAGGGCAAACCCAGACGAGATTTCATATGACAAGCGAACTAAAAAACGCATGATCGGTGAAGTAGATTTAATGGAGATCTCCCTTGTTACTTTCCCAATGAACCCGAAAGCTACGGTTTTATCGGTAAAGGCAGAGAAGATAACCATTAGAGAATGGGAAAATGGATTGCGAGATGCTTTCAATCTTTCACGTTCCGAGTCAAAAGTGGCGGCAAAAGCTGTCCATCAATCTTTTGAAGCTAAAGAAGTAGGCGAGATGCCTAATGAATCTGCTGATGGGGCTGATATTGCAGACGCAATAAAAAACTTAACCCGTACTTTAACAACTTGAGGATAGCATTATGTCTGATGATATAAAGCAACTCATAGGCGATCTAAATAGCGCATTCACAGAATTTAAGAGTGCTAATGATGAACGCCTTGAGAGAATTGAGAAAAGCGAAGGTACTGCAGAAATTGAAGAAAAGCTCGGCAAGATTGAAAAAGATTTAGACCGATGCGCTGATATTGAGCAGAACTATAAGCAACAGAAAGCGGCGGTGGAAGCGCAGGAAGAAAAACTAGCTAGCCTAGAAACTGCACTGTCACGACCTGCATCTGGCGTAGATACCAAGTCAGTTGACGAATACGTCAAAATATTTGACAAGGTAATGCGTAAAGGCAAGGAAGCATTAGAGCCAAATGAAGTTAAGGCACTTACTGTTTCTAACGACACAACAGGTGGATATTTAGCACCACCAGAATATATGAGAGAGTTACTTAAAACTGTGACTGAAATCTCACCTATTCGTTCAATTGCTAGAGTTAGAACCACAGCACAACGATCAGTACAAGTGCCAAAGCGTACATCTCAGTTTGCCGCCGAATGGGTAGCAGAGTCAGGTACACGCTCAGAAACTACTGGCTGGACTGTTGGCTTAGAAGAAATACCAGCGCATGAAATGTATGCCCTTGTTGATATTTCAGAGCAGGATCTTGAAGATTCTGTATTTGATTTAGAAGCAGAAATGCAAGCTGAATTTGCAGAGCAATTTGCAAAAGCAGAAGGCACAGCACACGTTTCTGGAAATGGTGTTGGACGACCTTTTGGCTTTATGTCAAATGGTGATGTTGGTGAAGTTGTCTCAGGAGCGGCATCTACACTTCTGGCTGACGGCTTAATTGGGCTGGTACACGGAATTAAGTCAGAGTATGCAAAAAACGGAACATTCGTTTTTAACCGCACTACTTTGAGCGCGATCCGTAAGCTAAAAGACACAGCAGGGCAGTACGTTTTCCAAGCAGGTTTAAGTCTGCAAGGTGGCGCAACTAGCACTGTACTTGGGTATCCGTATGTTGAAGCAACTGACATGCCTAGTGAGGGTAGCAATACTTATCCAGTAGCATTTGGTGACTTTAACCGAGCCTACATGATTGTAGATCGGATACAGATGGCAGTTAGCCGCGACCCATTCACACAAGCTACTACTGGTAACGTGAGATACGTTGCTAGACGTAGAGTTGGTGGACAGGTTGTACAAGCTGAAGCCATTGTCAAACAAAAATGTTCAACATAAGGGGTGATATATGAGAGATTTATCTAACAATATCGTTCCAGCTAATAGTATTATCAATGCGACTAAGACAGCCGCCGCAAACGGAACTGGTGTAGATTTACAGGGTTACGAAGCGGCTATGGTTGTTGTTTCTGTTGGCGCAGAAGGCGATACTTTAGCGGCGAACTTAAATTTCCAAATATCTTTGGAACACTCTGACGACAACTCTACTTACACTGATTGCGCTCAAGCAGACATCATTGACGGCACTATTGCCGCTGATGGCGTGTTCTTGATTCTTGACGGTACTGGCACTGCTGGTACTGACGGAAATCCAGATAGCGTAGGTGGTACTTGGTGGATTGGTTATGTTGGTGGTAAGCGATATATCCGAGCTGTAATTGCCAAAACTGGCACGCACAGTAACGGTACGCCGATATCCGTACTTGTCCTTAAAGGACTTGCACGTTCATCAGGTGATAACGCTAACGTCATACATAACGTATAAGTTAGTACAGAGAGGGGGCGCAAGCTCCCTTTCTTTTAACTTGGGGATAGTAAAATGAGCTATAAAATAATCATACCAAAAGCGGGTCAAGCAAATGCCGATGGTACAGAAACAAGAACATACCTAGCAGATGAGCAAGTTGAAGCCAATGAAGAATGGCAGAAGTCTGTTATGGAAGGTTTTGTTGCAAACGGTTGGGCTGTAGAAACTAAAACAGAATCAACGAGCGACGTAGAGAAAGCAGAACCCGTCAAAAAAACACGCAAAAAAAGAGCCAAGAAAAAAGCATCTTAATAAATTTGATGCTAAGATGATGTGACGCAGACGCGCAGTATGGTAGACACCATGTAACTTTTAGGAATAATAAGCATGAGTGCAGGTTATCATCATTTCGTTATAGAACAGGGCGCAACATTTAGCCAAGTATTAACACTTAAGGATTCTGCTGGCTCAGTCATCAATCTAACAGGATACAGTAGCGCAGAGATGGATTTGCGCGAAAACCCAGAAGCATCAGAAGTAGTAGCCACCCTCACAACCGCTAATAGTCGGATCGCGCTAGGCGGCGCAGCAGGAACAGTTACACTCACAATAACAGCCGCAGATACCGCAAACTTTACGGCGGGCGATGGTGTTTATGACCTTGAATTAGTAGCAGGGGCAAACATTTACAGAATTTTAGAAGGCACATATTCTGTCAGGCGTAACATAGCAAGATGAGTACAAACAGCATAACTGTCACAGGCGGTAGTGGCATAAACACAATTACTGTCACAGATTCAAGTAATATTTCTGTCGTAACGGTAGGAACTCAAGGGTTAGAGCTAGTCGGGTCAAATGGCGGCATAGCTATATATGACTTAACTAATACACAATGGATAGACTCAGCTAGCACTAGAGCGCAATCGCTTACAGCAAAACTGTATAATTTACAGTTTACCGCTGGTGGGGCTACGGTCACTGGTGTCCTAGATGAAGATAACCTAGCAAGCGACAGCGCAGTTAAACTTGCTACACAACAATCTATCAAGGCTTATGTAGATGCACAGGTAACAGCGCAAGACCTTGATTTGACTGATGGCAGTACAACTATCGCCATAGACCTAGACTCAGAAACGCTAAGTATATTGGGCGGTACAGGCATAACATCAACCGCATCTGGTAACGGTGTCACTATATCTATCACTACTGAGGACGTACAAGACCTAGTAGGGGCTATGTTTACTAGCAATACTGAAAGCGGTATCGCAGTAACATACCAAGATGCAGACGGTACGATTGACCTTAACGTAGATGATTTTGACATTACACTAACAGGAGATGTCACTGGCTCTGGTACTGTCACTAATCTTGGTGATGTTTCTTTTGCGGCAACCATAGCGGCAAACTCTGTAGCACTAGGTACAGATACCACAGGAAATTATGTTGCTACGATAGCGGCTGGCGA